TTACTTCTTCGCCTCTGCAACCACTTTACTACCCACGCCGCGGTTATTGTATTCCCACATGCGGTTGTAGTTAGTGTCATTCAGATTGCGCTGTATTTCGTCGTTATCATCTACGCTGCCGGTATTACCCGCAAACGGACGATTAGAGATCACCGCATCGGCCCACGGTTTAGCCGTGTTAAAACCTTCGTTGATGGCGCTATCACGGATCACCACCTGACCGTTGGTATTGGCATCAACATCCAGCGAGCGGCCCAGTTGCGCCACGCCATCACCGGAAGCATTGAAACGGCTGTTTACAGCGAGGAAACCGTAGTAAATGTTGGACAGCGTTGCCGGTGCAAACACATACGCTTCTTGCTGAGTACGTGAGTTCACCACGCGGAATTCGGTGTTATCGAACACCACTGCGCCGCGACCAGAAACGATATCCACATCCCCTTCAATGTAGCTGTTGGTCACCAGCGTACGCGGCTGACGATTCGTTTCCAGACGGTTCTGCACACCGCTGTTGGTGACAAAGAAGGTGTTCTGACGACCGAGAATGTTCACGTTGTTAATCTGTACCTGGTCACCATCAGTACGCAGTGCCACCGCCGGATGGTTACCCGCATCTACGCTATCGCCCAGCGTGTTTTCGATGGTCAGGTTTTGCAGTTGCAGGCCATTGTTTTGTGACCAGAAGACCGCTGAACAGAGAACACCGATACTGTTGCTGCGTTTGCTCTGGCAGCTATCGTACATATACCACGCTGGTTTACCTGGCATATATTTGCCGCGCGGGTTGACGTCGTGACGCCAGTCGGCAGGGCTCATGCCCCCATCAAGGGAAAGCCCAATCTTCACATCAATCGGTTTTTCACCTGTACCGTACAGAGTAATTCCACCCGGAGCGGCAGGAACATATACCGTTCCCTGATACTCACCTGGCATCACGGCAATATACTGGCGCTTGTTGGTACGCTTGATAATTGCCGCATCTACCGCCGCCTGAATCGTGGTATGCGTTACACCTTGAGTACCCGCCGGGCCGACAACAAAGTCAGGTTGCGCAGGCAGGGTAATCGGGGAAGGATTCCACGCTGCAGCACCTGGTGTCAGGGATGCAAAATAGTGTTGAGCATCGAAATTCTGCGCTTCTTTTGCCGACAGAATCGGGCGAGAAGAGGTACCAGGCGCGGTTTGATCAGAAGGACGTTGATCGGGTGGTGTTGAGCTACAGGCGGTCAGCGTCACGCCAAAAGCCAATGCCAGCGCCAGACGGGAAACTGAAAATGTGTTCACAGGTTGCTCCGGGCTATGAAATAGAAAAATGAATCCGTTGAAGCCTGCTTTTTTATACTAAGTTGGCATTATAAAAAAGCATTGCTTATCAATTTGTTGCAACGAACAGGTCACTATCAGTCAAAATAAAATCATTATTTGATTTCAATTTTGTCCCACTCCCTGCCTCTGTCATCACGATACTGTGATGCCATGGTGTCCGACTTATGCCCGAGAAGATGTTGAGCAAATTTATCGCTTATCTGCTTCTCATAGAGTCTTGCAGACAAACTGCGCAACTCGTGAAAGGTTGGCGGATCCCCTTCGAAGGAGAGACCTGATGCTTTTCGTGCGCGCATAAAATACCTTGATACTGTGCCGGATGAAAGCGGTTCACGACGAGTAGATGCAATTATGGTTTCTCCGCCAAGAATCTTTTTGCATTTATCAAGTGTTTCCTTCATTGATATCCCGAGAGCATCAACATGCAATGTTGTTGGGATGGCAATTTTTACGCCTGTTTTGCTTTGCTCGACATAAAGATATCCATCTACGATATCAGACCACTTCATTTCGCATAAATCACCAACTCGCTGCCCGGTAACAACAGCCAGTTCCATTGCAAGTCTGAGCCAACATGGTGATGATTCTGCTGCTTGATAAATTTTCAGGTATTCGTCAGCCGTAAGTCTTGATCTCCTTACCTCTGATTTTGCAGCGCGAGTGGCTGCGACCGGGTTTGTTGTTATATGGCCTTCAGCTATAGCCTCTCGGAATGCATCGCTCAGTGTTGATCTGATTAACTTGGCTGATGCCGCCTTGCCCTCGTCTATGTATCCATTGAGCATTGCCGCAATTTCTTTTGTGGTGATGTCTTCAAGTGGAGCATCAGGCAGACCCCTCCTTATTGCTTTAATTTTGCTCATGTAATTTATGAGTGTCTTCTGCTTGATTCCTCTGCTGGCCAGGATTTTTTCGTAGCGATCAAGCCATGAATGTAACGTAACGGAATTATCACTGTTGATTCTCGCTGTCAGAGGCTTGTGTTTGTGTCCTGAAAATAACTCAATGTTGGCCTGTATGGCTTCAGTGATTGCGATTCGCCTGTCTCTGCCTAATCCAAACTCTTTACCCGTCCTTGGGTCCCTGTAGCAGTAATATCCATTGTTTCTTATATAAAGGTTAGGGGGTAAATCCCGGCGCTCATGACTTCGCCTTCTTCCCATTTCTGATCCTCTTCAAAAGGCTACCTGTTACTGGTCGATTTAAGTCAACCTTTACCGCTGATTCGTGGAACAGATACTCTCTTCCATCCTTAACCGGAGGAGGGAATATCCTGCACTCGCGTACCCATCGACGAACTGTTTCAAGGCTTCTTGGGCGTCGCTGGCGTGCGTTCCACTCCTGAAGTGTCAAGTACATCGCAAAGTCTCCGCAATTACACGCAAGAAAAAACCGCCATCAGGCGGCTTGGTGTTCTTTCAGTTCTTCAATTCGAATATTGGTTACGTCTGCATGTGCTATCTGCGCCCACAGCATCCAGTGGTCATAGCAGTCGCTGATGTTCTCGGCTTCGATAACTCTGTTGAATGGTTCTCCATTCCATTCACCTGTGACTCGGAAGTGCATTTATCATCTCCATAAAACAAAACCCGCCGTAGCGAGTTCAGATAAAAGAAATCCTCGTCAGTGCGAGGATGCTGTTCATTGCTGCTATACACTTTTTTGCTCTCAACGTAAGCGGTAGCCCATTCTGTTGGGTTGGTGCAGTTGCTTTTAGGAAATGCTATTTACCCCTTAAATTTCGGCTGAAAGAGCTAAAATCCATGCAAAAAATTTACGCAATTTTGTGTATTATTGTGCAGTAAGTAATGAGCTATTTTCTGCGCAAAAAATGGATGGTAAATTTGTCCGGGTCAGGAAAAATTTTATGGGCGCTAAACATGAAAAAAGATTCGTATCCTTATTTGATTTGCATGACAGTTTCAGGGCTGATCTTTATTTTCCTTTTCTTCTGGTGGCGGGCAGATATCTACAGGGTCACGTTTCTTAATCAGAGTATATCCCACTATTACATTCTGTTTAGCATGGGAATAGCTTTTCTGTTATCTCTGTTTTGGGTTAAGAAGGGGATAGTAAAACAAAGAGGCTGGAAGAGTCTGTCAGCATACCTTAAGGTTTATGCAGGGATGTGCATATTTGCTGGATTTTTTCTGATTATACCCCTTACGACACTAACTTATTTTTTGCCTGGAGAGACATCGTCTTATGTTGCACCGTATCGGTATACTTCCGGTAGTTCAAAAAGTTGTTCTGGAGCTGAGGTGGATGACCCCGATCTACATGAGAATATTCGCATTTGCTATCCGTATGGCAATTATGAGTACGATAATATTATCTATGTTGAAAAGAAAATTAATATATTAGGTGCGGTAGTGACATATGCACAGACCGCGCGTGATGATACTGAATGATATAGTATATAGCGGGCAAGTTTTAGTTAATTTATCGAGGTAATATAATTTACCTCGACTCGTTTGTTCTGGTATTAATATTTCGCTTTACGACCGATTTTTATCTGATGATATCATGCGGTTTTCATATACTGACTTACTGTCTTTTCTCCGTTAGCGATTTTCTCCTGCTCAGCGATGATTTTATCTTTGGCTTCTAGTTAATTTCGCTCACTTCGAACCTCTCTGTTTACTGATAAGCTCCAGCTCCTCCTGGCAACTTGCACAAGTCCGACAACCCTGAACGACCAGGCGTCTTCGTTCATCTATCGGATCGCCACACTCACAACAATGAGTGGCAGATATAGCCTGGTGGTTCAGGCGGCGCATTTTTATTGCTGTGTTGCGCTGTAATTCTTCAATTTCTGATGCTGAATCAATGATGTCTGCCATCTTCCATTAATCCCTGAATTGTTGGTTAATACGCTTGAGGGTGAATGCGAATAATAAAAAAGGAGCCTGTAGCTCCCTGATGATTTTGCTTTTCATGTTCATCGTTCCTTAAAGACGCCGTTTAACATGCCGATTGCCAGGCTTAAATGAGTCGGTGTGAATCCCATCAGCGTTACCGTTTCGCGGTGCTTCTTCAGTACGCTACGGCAAATGTCATCGACGTTTTTATCCGGAAACTGCTGTCTGGCTTTTTTGATTTCAGAATTAGCCTGACGGGCAATGCTGCGAAGGGCGTTTTCCTGCTGAGGTGTCATTGAACAAGTCCCATGTCGGCAAGCATAAGCACACAGAATATGAAGCCCGCTGCCAGAAAAATGCATTCCGTGGTTGTCATACCTGGTCTCTCTCATCTGCTTCTGCTTTCGCCACCATCATTTCCAGCTTTTGTGAAAGGGATGCGGCTAACGTATGAAATTCTTCGTCTGTTTCTACTGGTATTGGCACAAACCTGACTCCAATTTGAGCGAGGCTATGTGCCATCTCGATACTCGTTCTTAACTCAACGGGAGATGCTTTGTGCATACAGCTCCCCGTTTATTATTTATCTCCTCAGCCAGCCGCTGTGCTTTCAGGGGATTTCGGATAACAGAAAGGCCGGGAAATACCCAGCCTCGCTTCGTAACGGAGTAGACGAAAGTGATCGTGCCTACGCGGATATTATCGTGAGGATGTTTCATCGCCATTGCTCCCCAAATACAAAACCAATTTCAGCCAGTGCCTCGTCCATTTTTTCGATGAACTCCGGCACCATCTCGTCAAAACTCGCTATATACTTTTCATTCCGCTCAATCACGACATAATGCAGGCCTTCACGCTTCATGCGCGGGTCATAGTTGGCAAAGTACCAGGCATCTTTTCGCGTCACCCACATGCTGTACTGCACCTGGGCCATGTAAGCCGATTTTATTGCCTCGAAACCACCGAGCCGGAATTTCATGAAATCCCGGGAGGTAAACGGGCATTTCAGTTCAAGGCCGTTGCCGTCACTGCATAAACCATCGGGAGAGCAGGCGGTGCGCATATTTTCGTCGCGATAGATGATCGGGGATTCAGTAATATTCACGCCGGAAGTGAATTCAAACAGGGTTCTGGCGTCGTTCTCGTACTGTTTTCCCCAGGCCAGCGCCTTAGCATTAACTTCCGGAGCCACACCGGTGCAAACCTCAGCCAGCAGGGTGTGGAAGTAGGACATTTTCATGTCAGGCCACTTCTTTCCTGAGCGGGGCTTTGCTATCACGTTGTGAACTTCTGAAGCGGTGATGACGCCGAGCCGTAATTTGTGCCATGCATCATCCCCCTGTTCGACAGCTCTCACGTCGATCCCGGTACGCTGCAGGATAATGTCCGGTGTCATGCTGCCACCTTCTGCTCAGTGGCTTTCTGTTTCAGGAATCCAAGAGCTTTCACTGCTTCGGCCTGTGTCAGTTCTGACGATGCGCGAATGTCGCGGCGAAATATCTGGGAACAGAGCGGCAATAAGTCGTCATCCCATGTTTTATCCAGGGCGATCAGCAGAGTGTTAATCTCCTGCATGGTTTCATCGTTAACCGGAGTGATGTCGCGTTCCGGCTGACGTTCTGCAGTGTATGCGGTATTTTCGACAATGCGCTCGGCTTCATCCTTGTCATAGATACCAGCAAATCCGAAGGCGAGACGGGCACACTGAATCATGGCTTTATGCCGTAACATCCGTTTGGGATGCGACTGCCACGGCCCCGTGATTTCTCTGCCTTCGCGAGTTTTGAATGGTTCGCGGCGGCATTCATCCATCCATTCGGTAACGCAGATCGGATGATTACGGTCCTTGCGGTAAATCCGGCATGTACAGGATTCATTGTCCTGCTCAAAGTCCATGCCATCAAACTGCTGGTTTTCATTGATGATGCGGGACCAGCCATCAACGCCCACCACCGGAACGATGCCGTTCTGCTTATCAGGGAAGGCGTAAATTTCTTTCGTCCACGGATTAAGGCCGTACTGGTTGGCGACGATCAACAATGCGATGAACTGCGCATCGCTGGCATCACCTTTAAATGCCGTCTGGCGAAGAGTGGTGATCAGTTCCTGTGGGTCGACAGAATCCATGCCGACACGTTCAGCCAGCTTCCCAGCCAGCGTTGCGAGTGCTGTACTCATCCGTTTTATACCTCTGAATCAATATCAACCTGGTGGTGAGCAATGGTTTCAACCATGTACCGGATGTGTTCTGCCATGCGCTCCTGAAACTCAACATCGTCATCAAACGCACGGGTAATGGCTTTTTTGCTGGCCCCGTGGCGTTGCAAATGATCGATGCATAGCGATTCAAACAGGTGCTGGGGCAGACCTTTTTCCATGTCGTCTGCCAGTTCTGCCTCTTTCTCTTCACGGGCGATCTGCTGGTAGTGACGCGCCCAGCTCTGAGCCTCAAGACGATCCTGAATGTAATAAGCGTTCATGGCTGAACTCCTGAAAATGGCTGTGAAAATATCGCCCGCGAAATGCCAGGCTGATTAGGAAAACAGGAAAGGGGGGTTAGTGATTCAGGCCGTTACCGCGTCCGTCGAGAAAAACTTCTACGAGCAAATCACGGGTATAAGTGCGCTCGATGCCGCGATGCAGATAAAGCCGTCCGCGTAAATTAGCTGATGCAGTCCAGGTACCATCTTTGTGTTTGACCAGCATTCCTGGCATGACCGCGCCGCGATTAACGGTCTGTGTTCCGTAATGTTGATGAACCATAAAAACTCCTGCCCGTAAGCTGGGCTGCTGAACATATAGAGACTTCTGCGCGTATTCAGGCGGTGGATGGCCGCCGGTTGTCATAACTAAGCCGCCTCGTTGAAGCGACTGAGGTATGAAATGTTGAGTTAATTTCAGCTGGTCACACCGACGTTCACGCGTCCGTTTCACCCCTCGCACTCCCCGAAGCCTGCTGAAATTCAAACTGCGGATCTAAGCGGTCATCGCAACGGTGAATCAGGTGGTTGCCGTATCGTTGTGTTGTTGCGATATGGTGATAATAGCTATTGCTATTGGTGATATCAATACTTATTGCTATTGACTGATGTGTTTTGATATTAAATGTTTGATAGCAAAAAGAATTAATTTTGTGACTTGCATCGCATAGCGATAACTGAAGCAGGGATGTGGTGGTTTTTTGAGCGGTGTGTGATGAGGGGAGGGGACAAAAGAAAACCCGGCACGGTGGCCGGGTTATTAATTAAATTAGTCAGTTTTTTCTACTGTAACATAGAGGCAGCATTCAGCATCTTTTCGTAATATGAACGCATGTCTTCTTTGCTATATGCGTTGATAAGATTATCAGCGTGTTTTTCCAGTAGATTTAGCTGCTGTTTTGCTGACTTTTCTTGTGCTGTCGTTTCAGCGGCAAAAATTACAAATGAATCAATATTTGAATTGTATAATTCGTAGGCTTTAGTAATTGTTAAAACACTTATCGCAGCTTCACCCATTTGTTTTTTTATATTTTCAGAACGAAAATCTAATGTTTCTGTAAGATGGTATTTGCCATTTTTTAACAAAAAATCTGCAACTAACCCTTCTTCATTACTAATTGGATAATTAGCTACGATTTTATGTTGGGAAAGATCTTCAAAATACTTACTGAAAATTCCATGTTGTATAAAGGTGGATTTTAATTCAGAAAAAACCTTTTTTTTCAACTGTTTATGTGGCTGTTTTTGTGGGTTTACTAACCGATTCATTAGATCAGTAACTTTAGCTTCGTAATCTTCGTTGGCTTGAAGAGTGAACATGCCAAATGACGATAACGATAATGCTCCCTTAAAAAGACAAGGAAGAAGTTCAGCATTGTTGATTTTTTGTGACAAATCAAAAAGCGAGGTCGAAAGATCCTCTAAGTAATCTAAGGTAAGATCTTTGTCAATCGCTTTAAGTTTTGAAACTGAATTGAGCATACGTACGTCTATGTCAGAGTCATGGTAAACGATCAAACCAACGTTAATCGTTTCACCTTTCTCTAAGTTCGGTGTAACTCTGATTAAGCTGTATTTGAAAGTTTTCAAGATGTTATCTCCAGTCTTATGGCATTTAGCCTATCGATTCGCTCCTCGCTGTCCCACCACTTCAAAAAATACTCCTTATGCATTGGTGGCATCCATGCTTCAGGCATAGAGTTAAGTATATCAGATATAGCCTCAACTCCAATTTTTTCAATTTTGTCAAGGACAGATAATGCGCACTTTCTCAGATCATCAGTGTCGCCAATGAATTGTTTAGCAATCGTCCAGTTTGTTGTTGTACTGGAGTCTGTTGGTAGTATATGAGGGGTATTTCGTGGCCAGCCTATAACAAAAGAGCTTAGACTAAAATCGAATGTTTTAACTATAACATTGCCTCGGGTGTTTTCCATGTATAAGTAGTTGTTGAGGTGTCTGTCAATGTTATATACAAACTGATCAAATGCATAAATTGCCCAGAGTTGCTTCTTTAAGGATTCAGAAGCATTTGAGAGCAAATTTATCCATTGAGGACTATTGAGACCAGATTTCCAGGCTGAAAACTCTATGCGAGAGCCAAAAACATACTCCCCATTAGCAATACACTTGAGAATTTTGCACACAGGTGTAGCGATGCCGCATTTTTCAGCTAAATTTGTGCAAAACCATTCCGCTGCCGGTACTTGAGTTGGGTTTTGTACAGGAAAAGGTGGGGTGGAGCGCATGCTTTTAACTGCATATTCCATTTCATCAGTGGCAATAGCGAAACCAGAAAGGTGTGCTGTGCCTAAGCTTGAAGGTGTATATTCATGAAATTCTAATTCAAACAAACTTCCTTGCTCTGGTTTCACTTCATCAGTGTTTGACTCTTGTTCTTTCGTCATCAACTTTTTTCCCCAAATCGAAGACATGCGGACCTCTTAAATTTGAACAACATCATAATGATTAGCTAATCCGCTACCCATGCTTCCTATACGTCTGCGGCATGCTCCCAATAACCTTACCGAAGATGAACACCCGGTTCATCTCGTCTTTCTCGATCGGGTCCCACGGTGAGTAGCTCTTGTTATCAGAGATAACCAGCAGCTTATCCTTCATCATTTGCAGACGCTTTACATGGGCTGTGTCGTCGTACAGAAACGCATAGATACCATCACCGTCGAAAGATTTAACCGTGATATCAACGAACAGCAGATCACCTGGTTCGATCGTTCCTGACATGCTGTCACCACGCACGTTAATGATGCGGATATTTTCCGCCTTCCTGCCATCGAACATGTGACGAGCATCGTCAAACGAGTACTCAACCGAGCGTAGAACTTCTACAAACTCACGGTTGATTACACCCGGCCCGGCACTGACTTCTATATCAAGAACGTCAATTTTGAAGTATTTGGAATGGCTGACAGCAGGCTTCCCTGATTGTTGACCGTCATTTCTCATCGGGCCTATGCCTGATGAGAGCCATTCTGTTCGAACACCCAATGCATTAGCTATTTCAACAATTTTTGTTGAGCCGCGCGCGTTGCCGCTTGTCAGTCTCCAGATTGTGGGTTGAGCTACGCCAGACGCCTTTGCAAGAGCGCCTTGAGACATTCCAGATTGTTCCATCGCTAGGTTTAAGCGATCAGCAAGAGTTTCTTTTTTCATAAGTTTTAATTTATACGCTTGCGTATTGATGGTCAAAACACGTTTTGCTATTGCTTGGATTAATACGCATTGCTATTATTCATTCATTGCAATACCAATAGGAATTGATAATGACAAATCAAACCATTCAACTCGCAATCAGTATTACAGGTAGTCAAAAACGACTGGCAGATCTATGCGGTGTAGCCCAACCCACTGTTTGGCGTTGGCTACACGGTGGCGGAATTGATGCCCGCTATGTAATGAAAATTGTCTCAGCCACTGGTGGAAAGATTAAACCAGCAGATATTCGTCCCGACCTCGCACCATTGTTTAACGCGAGTAATTCTGCCGCCTAAACTGCGGCGTTAACTGATAAGGCAATGACTATGCAACCACTTACATACCAACAGACTAGCGGATTTATCCCGACTGCGGTGATAAATCGTTCTCAAATAAAACAGGTGCCAGGCCACGAAAAAATCCGTGATGCCATCCGCGCCTGGTCGGCTGTAGATAATCAGGATGTCGTTGCCGCACTCATTGTGAATGAGTATCGAGCACAGGGCGGCGGCACTATCGATTTTTCTGATGATGTCAGTCGTGCACGCCAGAAGCTGTTCCGCTTTCTCGATAACAAATTCGATTCTGAAAAATACCGAAATAACGTGCGTGAACTGACTCCAGCAATTCTGGCAGTACTACCGCTGAAATATCGCGGCCACCTGGTTGAGCAGGATAGCTTCATGGCTCGGCTGGCTGAAATGGAAAAGGAACTCAGTGAGGCAAAACAGGCTGTCATTCTCAACGCACCACGCCACCAGAAACTGAAGGAGATGAGTGAAGGCATTGTGTCGATGTTTCGTGTGGACCCGGATTTGGCTGGTCCACTGATGGCGATGGTCACCACCATGCTGGGGGCAATATGACAGGTTCAGAAATGGCGAAAGCCGGTCTGCGCGAACAGAACCGACTTTCAGGTGCAAATCGTAACACACTCATTGCGGGAGGAATTATGGCAAACACTGCTGAGATATTCAATTTTCCAGTGCCGGATGTGGCACAAAAGGAGCCGCGCGTGGCAGATCTCGATGATGGTTATACGCGCATTGCAAATGAGTTGCTGGAAGCTGTGATGCTGGCCGGATTAACACAGCACCAGCTTCTGGTCTTCCTGGCTGTCATGCGCAAAACATATGGCTTTAATAAAAAACTGGATTGGGTGAGCAACGAGCAACTTTCCGAATTGACCGGGATATTGCCGCACAAGTGTTCTGCTGCAAAAAGCGTTCTGGTAAAGCGTGGGATTCTTATTCAGAGCGGGCGGAATATCGGCATTAATAATGTGGTCAGTGAATGGTCAACATTACCCGAATCAGGTAAGAAAAATAAAGTTTACCTGAAAGAGGTAAATTTACCTGAATCAGGTAAGAAAAGTTTACCCAAATCAGGTAAAGGCGTTTACCCGAATCAGGTAAACACAAAAGACAAACTAACAAAAGACAATATAAAACCTTTTTCGTCCGAGAATTCTGGCGAATCCTCTGACCAACCAGAAAACGATCTTCCTGTGGAGAAACCAGATGCTGCAATTCAGAGCGGCAGCAGGTGGGGGACAGCAGAAGACCTGACCGCCGCAGAGTGGATGTTTGACATGGTGAAGACCATCGCGCCATCAGCCAGAAAACCGAATTTTGCAGGGTGGGCTAACGATATCCGCCTGATGCGTGAACGTGACGGACGTAACCACCGCGACATGTGCATGCTGTTCCGCTGGGCATGCCAGGACAACTTTTGGTCTGGTAACGTGCTGAGCCCGGCCAAACTTCGCGACAAGTGGACCCAACTCGAAATCAACCGTAACAAACAACAGGCTGGCGTGACAGCCGGAAAACCAAAACTCGACCTGACAAACACAGACTGGATTTACGGGGTGGATCTATGAAAAACATCGCCGCACAGATGATTAACTTTGACCGTGAGCAGATGCGTCGGATCGCCAACAACATGCCGGAACAGTACGACGAAAAGCCGCAGGTACAGCAGGTAGCGCAGATCATCAACGGTGTATTCAGCCAGTTGCTGGCAACTTTCCCTGCGAGCCTGGCTAACCGTGACCAGAACGAACTGAACGAAATCCGCCGCCAGTGGGTTCTGGCTTTCCGGGAAAACGGGATCACCACAATGGAACAGGTTAACGCAGGAATGCGCGTAGCCCGTCGGCAGAATCGACCATTTCTGCCATCACCTGGGCAGTTTGTTGCATGGTGCCGGGAAGAAGCATCCGTTATCGCCGGACTGCCAAACGTCAGCGAGCTGGTTGATATGGTTTACGAGTATTGCCGGAAGCGCGGGCTGTATCCGGATGCAGAGTCTTATCCGTGGAAATCAAACGCGCACTACTGGCTGGTTACCAACCTGTATCAGAACATGCGGGCCAATGCGTTGACTGACGCGGAATTACGGCGCAAGGCTGCCGATGAACTGTCCTGTATGACCGCACGAATTAACCGTGGTGAGGCTATACCTGAACCAGTAAAACAACTTCCTGTCATGGGCGGTAGACCACTTAACCGGGCTCAGGCTCTGGCGAAGATCGCAGAAATCAAAGCTAAGTTCGGACTGAAAGGAGCCAGTGTATGACAGGCAAAGAGGCAATTCTTCACTACCTGAAAACGCACCGGACTTTCTGCGCGCCGGATGTAGCTGCGGCAACAGGCGTGACTGTAACCAGCATCAATCAGGCAGCAGCCAAAATGGCACGGGCAGGAATCCTGGTCGTTGATGGCAAGGTCTGGCGAACGGTGTATTACCGGTTCGCTACCAGGGAGGAGCGGGAAGGAAAAGTGAGCACGAACCTGATTTTCAAGGAGTGTCGCCAGAGTGCCGTGATGAAACGGGTATTGATGTTTTGGGGGAGGGTAGGGGTATAAGCGAAACGTTATGAGTGTGTGGGTATTCGTGCCATTGCGATGTGGTAGAGAGTGCTGAGGGCGTCATGGTTGTGTTGCGAAGACTACGTTGCACTTGAGCAGGATCTTGCAGAATTTGAGCGCGAGTTCCGTGTTGCTGATGCGACTATACCCTCGATGTAGAGGAACTTAATTAGCTGATTGTAATTCAATATGCCTACTAAGGCCGGTTGGGTATGAACTAGTAAAGGCTGCAAAATCCTATAGAGTGTTAACGCAACCAAAAACGTTAAGCACGGAGAAAAAAACATGGATCCTAAATTACTGTATGCCACGTTTAAACGAAATGACGCACCAGCTTGGCGCTGCCCGAACTGTATGAATGAAACACTGGAGATTGTCGCTGATAGTTTTGTAGAAACTGATTCAAGCGCAACAACTCAGTTTAGAGATGAAGTATGGTTTGATGAGGAAATGTCGGGAGGAGTATTCAGTTGCGTGCTGCGCTGTACCCGCCAAGCCTGCCAGGAGAAGGTTGCTTTGTCTGGGCAGGTTGTTGCTGTAGAATGCTTCAATGACGAAATGACGGAGCGTTGGTATGTTTCTGGTTTCCGTCCTAAGTATTTCTATCCACCACTTCCTCTATTCCTGTTTCCTGAAAAGTGCCCTGAAGATATAGCTGATCTCTTGGCGGAAGTATCAGCTCTGATCCCCTCGCACCCAGCTTCAGCGGTGAACACCATGAGAACCATACTGGAGATGATGCTTGATAGTCTTGATGTACCAAGAGAGAAAACAGTTAAAGGCAAGATAATACGTCTTTCTACGCATGAAAGAATCACATATTATTCAGATAAACTGGGACCAAATAAAGATGCATTCATGGCGTTAAAGTGGTTGGGGAATCACGGCAGTCATGGAGGGATTAAAGTCACAAGGTCCTCTATTAATGATGCCTGCATTCTCATTGGTCATTTGATTGACTTCTTATTCTTAGAAAGCCCGGATGTAACTATTCATATTGAACGGATAAACAACGTGTATGCACCCAAAAAGGAGTAAAACGTAACGCCATGTCGAAGCAGAATATTGCCGCTAAAACACAAGAAGAGCGCGAGAAGGTTAACGTTGACCTTGCTGTCTCCTGAGTTACCTACAAAGAGCGCCTTAATATACCGGTTATTGCCGAAGCGGTGATGCGTGAGCAGCCTGAGCATTTGCGGGACTATTTTTTGGAGCGGCCACGACATTACCGCGAGCAGAGCATCGCGCTGCCCAAGGCATCCACTCCTCGACATCTTAAGCAGGAAGGTGAAAAATGATAAGTGCAGAAGGACTGCAGCGGTTACTTAATTTATCGGAGCCTCCATCTGATGAACTGATTGATGTTTATCTTCAATTCTGCATGATTTTTCCTAGGGTCGAGCAAAGTTTTTTTGGTGGCTTTGCTAAGGGGGAAGACAGTTTAAATTATGCGCGAACGTTACTTGACGCCGGGATAAAGGTGCCCAACGAACTTTTTCACGATTTTAAGCAGAGATACATTTTGAACGGGGATGCGCAGGAAAGACTTGACGCCCTCTGTGTCGGTCGAGAGAGAGATAGGCGGGGAATAGTTAATGGACTTCAAAATGACGCAGCAACAGATCTAAACACCATGTCTACAGTATTAAAGATAGTTATAAGGATAAGAAATAACCTTTTCCACGGAAATAAAGAAGCTTATCTTTTTGTTGATTCTCAAGAGCAAGCGCAACTATTGAGGTGGTGCGTGAGATTTCTCCAAGGATTATTAAATTAATCTACCTTTGATTTTCCATAATCAACCAGCAATAATAATGTCACCGGAGCCTGAACAACATCGGTGACTTCTGCGCTAAACGGGGACGTTTATGCGCACATACAATCTAAACTCTCTTTTGCTGTCACAGATGCAGAAATGCACCTGCGATTTTTTGCATCCAGCGTTTGACCTCTGCGGAGGTGAATCGTGAACCTCCTACAAGATGGCATCAAATTGCATCGTGGTAACTTCACCGCTATCGGTCAGCAGATCCAGCCTTATCTGGAGGACGGCAAATGCTTTCGCATGGTGCTTAAACCGTGGCGCGAGAGACGCAGTCTTTCCCAGAATGCACTTAGCCACATGTGGTACAGCGAAATCAGTGAATACCTCATAAGCAGGGGGAAATCGTTCGCTACTGCAGCATGGGTAAAAGATGCTCTCAAACACACATACCTCGGTTATGAAACCAAGGACCTGGTTGATGTCGTAACCGGCGAAATCACTACGATCCAGTCGTTACGCCATACCTCCGATCTTGATACCGGAGAGATGTATGTCTTCCTGTGTAAGGTTGAAGCCTGGGCGATGAATATTGGCTGCCACCTGACTATTCCGCAGAGCTGCGAGTTCCAGCTGCTGCGCGACAAGCAGGAGGCGTAATGGCTACACCGCTTATTCGGGTCATGAACGGACACATCTACAGAGTACCAAATCGTCGTAAGCGTAAGCCTGAGCTGAAGCCATCCGAAATACCAACACTGCTAGGGTATACCGCCAGCCTGGTTGATAAAAAATGGTTGCGACTGGCAGCAAGGAGGAATCATGGCTGATTTGAGAAAAGCAGCGCGTGGTCGGGAATGCCAGGTAAGAATCCCTGGCATATGTAATGGCAACCCTGAAACGTCTGTACTGGCACATATCCGGCTGGCTGGATTGTGTGGCACCGGTACCAAACCGCCAGACCTGATTGCCACCATTGCATGTTCTGCCTGCCACGACGAAATCGACCGCCGCACGCATTTTGTTGACGCTGGATATGCAAAAGAATGCGCGCTGGAAGGTATGGCGAGAACGCAGGTTATCTGGCTGAAAGAGGGGGTAATTAAGGCGTGAATACTTACCACATCACACTACCCTGGCCGCCGAGCAATAACCGCTACTACCGCCATAATCGAGGGCGCACGCACATCAGCGCAGAGGGGCAGGCATACCGCGATAACGTCGCCCGAATCATTAAAAACGCAATGCTGGATATCGGCCTGACTATGCCTGTGAAAATCCGCATTGAGTGCCACATGCCGGATCGCCGTCGCCGTGACCTGGATAATCTGCAAAAAGCCGCTTTTGACGCACTCACTAAAGCAGGTTTCTGGCTGGATGATGCTCAGGTCGTTGATTACCGCGTTGTGAAGATGCCTGTTACCAAAGGTGGGAGGCTGGAACTGACCATCACCGAAATGGGGAATGAATGATGTTTGAGTTTAATATGGCAGAACTTCTTCGCCACCGCTGGGGGCGTCTGCGCTTATATCGTTTCCCCGGTTCTGTTTTGACCGATTACCGAATACTGAAGAATTACGCCAAAACACTGACAGGAGCAGGAGTATGAAGTCAGAGATAACAATCAACTAATACTGTTTTGTTGATTTTTGCTTGTAATTGGCGTTCTGGTCTGAGTTTTGTGGAGTAAGTTGATGCGTGATATTCAGATGGTTCTTGAGCGTTGGGGAGCGTGGGCGGCTAATAATCATGAAGATGTGACCTGGTCGTCCATTGCCGCCGGTTTTAAGGGATTAATTCCTTCAAAAGTAAAATCTCGCCCACAATGTTGTGACGATGACGCGATGATCATTTGCGGGTGCATGGCCCGTCTGAAAAAGAACAACAGCGATTTGCATGATTTATTGGTGGACTATTATGTCGGCGGCATGACTTTTATGGCGCTTGCACGTAAGCATGGGCGATCTGATTGTTGGGTTGGCAGGATGCTTCAGAAAGCTGAGGGCGTAGTGGAGGGTATGCTGATGGTGTTGGATCTCCGATTGGAGATGGATGCTGATTGTTCGAAATAATTAAAGGAAAAGTTGCTGTCTGATTGTCATTAGTCTAACATTTTAAATGTTGGAATCGCAACGTAGTTATTATCATATAACAGCTTGTTTCCTGATTTAGCCAGCCTCCCCAAAGGCTGGTTTTTTTCTAATAAGTATTATTTCGGGTAGGGATT